AGGGGTGTGGACCGTTATCGAGCCAATAGAGCCGGACGCGATATTCTGCGCACCGGACACCGCGTAAATCTGCGTCTCGTATTGGTTCTGCAGGTCAACTCCGGTGACTTGCACCAGATAGTTGCCGGTGCCAAGCGCGCCACCAGTGACGCTTGGCGTGTACGTCAGACCGTTGGCTGAATTGGTAAAGCCAGTGAAAAACGGAACCATATTGGACGAACAGAACCGGATGCCGCCCCACTCGCCAAACTCGTTGTTGTAGAGCCGATGCAGGTCACTATAGCTCCAAGCCAGCACCACGTTGGGATTCTCGCGGGCGTCCTGGATGACCAGCGAGTGCATGATGCCGACGTAATGCGACATCTGCCGGGGATTACCGGACGCATTCGGCTGACCCTCGCCAGCCTGCACCTTGATGTCAGTCTGCTCGTCACCACCGTAACGAGGAGCTCCAATCGTATAGAGCGCGCCGAATGCCCGGTTAATCTCGTGGGTATTGATCACGTCGCCCGCGATCAGAGCACCGCGCGAACCACGCGAGTTGACGTAATTAACCTGCGCGCCCGCCATCAAGGCATTGAACGTATTGCGATCGAGCGTTTCACCAACTTGCAGGCCAATGAGCTCTTTGCCCTTTGCCACCAGCGGATGCTTGATGGTGATTTCCGCCACGTCGCTAACGGTGATCTTGTCGCCCCATTGCTGGGCTACACCGCTGACCTGGGAAATGGTCATCGTCTGCCCAACTGGCGGAACACCTTCCGACAATGGCGCAAAGGGCAGCGGGACACGGTTGTACCGTGTCGCCGTGTAACTGACACCACGCCCTTTTGGCAAAGTTACGAGGTCGCCAAACTGATAAGCCACCAGTTGGCGCCGGGCCAGTGGCAGCGTCTCATCAGCAATAAAACTTTCAATGTCGGCAGTAAATTGGTTAGCGACGTTGGTAGGCATGGATCAGTGCTCCCTTAACTGCTGAAAAACCCTCCTTCCCGGAGACGCTTGTCCCGCGCGTCTTTCCCGGAAAGTTGTGGCCTTTCTTGTCTGCGCTGATCCCCAGCTGGACTATTGCCACGCGCCTTCTGGCGCTCGATTCGCTGCTTGCCCTCTTGACGCTGCGTATCCGCAGCTTTGCGACCTTGTTGAATCACTTTTTCGCCTACCAATCGGGTATAAACGTCCCCACGTGACCAGCCCCACTGTCCTTGCTTGCGGTACTGGGCCAGCCGCGTTTCGACTTCATTAGTCATGCGCCGCGCCCGTGCGTCGCCCGCGCAATACCCGGCCCAACCTGCTTTGTCACCAGCTTCAAGAGTCTGGAATTGGATATTCTGAAGTAGCCCCGCGCTGCGTTTTTCGGACTGGTCGAGGGCGTATTTGATATGCTGCTCAGTCGTCCAAGTGGCTTTTTCGTCAGCACTCGGCTCGCGTTCCTTAGGCTGTTCATGGCGGGAAAAATCAGGAGCGGAAAGCTGCCCTTCTAACCGGGCAATCCGCTCGCGAAGCTCACGATTCTCGTCTTCCGTGGGTCGTCGCTGCGGTGGTTCGTCCTCGTCGTCTACCCGCTCCTGGTCTTCCCTTTCTTCAGGCTCTTGCGACTGATCTTCCCTGGACCCTTCATCTTGCTCGTCGTCGCGCTGAACCTGCTCGCGTGGTTCGTCCTTCCCGCGGTCTGCCCCGCGGTCTTCGCCGCCGACTTCATCTTCGTCGTCCTCTGGTTTCAGCAATTCAAGTGCCATTTTTGCACTCTATTTTTTAGACGATTTTGCCGTCGTCGTTTTTGGTTCTTCTTCAGGCGGGAGTTCTTCTATGGGCTCTGTTTCTTCAGTCATGCCAGTCCCCCCACCGGCAGCAACATAATCATCCGCCGCATCGAGCACTGCCTTTGCAGCATTCGTCACAAGCAGCTCCTGATTAGGATGAACCGGGATACCCCAATCTGAAATATGCCGCGTCAACGCTGCCGCAGCTACGTGCAGCGTGGCTGGATCATCAGATGCATGATTAGTCGCAGGTTCAGCCATTATGTGCTCCCAAAAGCCAGCAGCGTCCCTGCGGACGCAGTTTATACCGTTAAACTATTCCCAATGCAATTCCCTGTAGCTCCACAATTTTTTCCGTCCATTCCGGATGGTCAGCCACCAGCTTACTAGTGTACTGGCCAATCAAAGCCTTGCGGTCAGCTTTCATCACTGCCGCCAGCGTCACCAACCCCAGGAAACCGGACGCATCGGAAGCCCCAACTGCTTGTTGCAACAAAGCAATCGCATGAACCGGGCCACCCAAAGCCACCGCAGCATTGAAATAGAGAACATCAATCCCGGACGGCAGCATTTGTCCCCATGGCAGCCAGTATTCGGCAAAGTAAATCTGCTCGATGGTGGGCTCGCTGGCCAGTTTCACGTCACCGATGGGTGACCCGTTAGCCTCGCACCAAGCCGCATATTGCTCTTGCGAGATACCCCGCGTTAAATCACCGGAAGCAACTTCCTTCCGCACAAATAAATAAACCGTTTTCCAGTTTGCTGCGGTCATTGGCTATCGTTGATCCGTTTTGTGCCCAAGAGATTTAAATTTTTGCCGCCGCCACCTGCACCAGCTTGGGTATTGATTGACTGAATTTCATAGGTGTTTGGAGTAGTATTCCACCCAGTTGTTGTAGTGCCGTCGTTATACCAAGCACCCGACCGAAAGAAAGAATTTCCGTTTGTTGGACTAGCAGTAAACCCAGCACCAACGGGGGATGATGCATTACAATCAAAAGTAACGAGCAGCACATCGGTGCCAGCAACAAAATTAAAGAAGTTTGTGAAATCGCTATCCTGTGGGACGGACGTAACCAACGTAACTCCGCTAACGCCGCCATATTTTAGTTCGACAAATGTCGATGACCCAAACGTTCCAGTAATCCCAGGACCACCCGCGGATGCCTGACCAATAGAAACATGGTCAATAATGAAGTTGCTACCTCCTCCGACAAGATTTGCAAGGTTGACACTGACTTGCCCTTGACCATTCACCAGCAAGGTATTGCAGGCCATACGAAAGGAAAATCCAGCAGCAGCGCTTGGCCCACCGTTTGGCGGTGCGAACACGCCACTAACAAGCGGTTGCCATGCCAGCGTTGCTGCTTCGGCCTTCCTCGGAAACAGGCTCGACGCGGCAACAATTGCCGGAGCCCCGATGATGAGCGATCGTTTGGTGATCAGTGATTTGCGGGGTTTGATTATCATGGATGATACCTGATCCTAATACATCCGGCCGCACCGCTGCCGCCATTGGCATTGACTGTTCCTGCATCATGGCCGCCCCCACCGCCGCCGCCTCCGCAAACGCCGCCGGCCCCACCAGCGCCGGGGGGAACGCCGCCACTACCACCTGTCTCACCGCCACCGCCGCCGCCTCCGCCCGGCCCATGTCCGTCGCCCCAATCGTTTCCGATGCCGCCTGGACCACCAGCGCCAGCGCCAGCGGTTGAGCCACTACTAGAACCACCACCGCCGCCGCCGCCGCCCTTAAATCCCGGATTACCCGCGGCCAATGCCGACCAGCCGCCGCAGGCCCCGCCATAGCCAGCCGAATTATTGCCGCCGCAAGTGCCGATAGAATTATTGGTTGCCGTGTTGATATAGTTCCCGGTGGTGCCCCCACCGGATCCACCGCCGCCCAAGCCGCCGGTGACTAGGCCGAATGCGCCAGCAGTAACACTGACCCCATTTGCACCGGCACCATTCGGGCCCCCGGCGCCAGCGCCGCTCCCCGCGAGGGGAACACTCAAATCTGCGTTGCCGCCGCTGCCGCCGTTGGCGCTCGATGTGGCGCCGCTGCAGCCGCCCGTACCGCCTGCGCCGCCACCAGATACACCAGATGTAGAAGACGTGCCGCCGGAGCCGGGATTTGCGGTTCCGAGATTTCCAGCGGAATTGTTGTTGATCGAGGAAGCCGTACCATTAGGACCGGAGCCAGTCCCTCCCGTTCCGCCAGTACCTACAACGTAAGCAATGGACGCACTTGGGGTATAGGTGACATTAGCGTAATTGCAGTATTGGCCTGCGCCCCCTCCTCCGCCACCTGAATGAAAGTGGTCGCCAGCCGCTCCAGCGCCCCCGCCGCCGATTAACTCAATCGTGTTGTTGGCATTATTCCAATTAGCCGGAACCGTCCAATTGCCCGAACCTGCCAGATAAGTCGTTATAAATCCGCCATCAGGCTTTGCGATACCGGGGCCATTAACTTTATAAATGTGTGTCGTCCAAGCATTCGCAAATGTGTCCGTAAATTGGCCACTTGTCACTGATATACTTCGGCTTTCACCGACAACCGTAACGCTCGAAGCACTAAAGTCCGCGATTGTAAAAGTGGCCGAGATATTTGTAGTAAGCTCAGAGGCGCGGGTGTCAGCAAAGACATAGAACGCCCCATTGTAGTACTTCGCCATTGTGTCGATGCAGTCACACACTGACGAATTGTTTCGGTTTGGGAACACATAGCCCGAAGGATTAACTGTAACATAATTCAGTGCAAATGGTGCATTGACCGCAGAGAGTACTGTGCCTAAGCGAGTGATGTCGGCCTGATGTTGCGTGTAGACGGAGGCGAGAAACGAATTGAAAAGGAGACAAGACTTGCTACAGCTACCACCGCCCCAACCAGGGCTCGTTGCATCAAACACAACAGTGCCGCGCGCGCCGTGAATGATAGATGACCAAAAGGACCAACTCATTTCATTAGGAGTTACGTTCCACGCTGGATTTCCAGCAGTGAACTGAGCACCATCGGCGTCCTCTATCAAAGAAAAGATTGGGATTGATCGGCCCGCTGCCAAATTACCGTCTCGTATATAATCAATCTGATCGCCGTAGTGATGTCCCCGCTTAATTTGGTCATCAGTGGCGCCAGTCGGCGTGTTAATTAGGGCTTGTATAGCTCCGTAGAACCCAGCTGCACAATTAGCTGAGCCAGCTCTTCCACAAGATAAGTAGTAAGTGTCCCAACTAATTTGATCGGCCTGATGCCGCACTGTTGCATTAGGTGTGGCTATCATGGTTTGCAGCATGGTGACGGGACGACCGTCGCCGGGACCACCGGGAATACCACCTGTACTACTAAGCCACGCATTAGTGTATTGGCCCCACCAAGTTCTTCCATCCTGCCCAAGACCAGTCGGGCCAGGACTTGGTACGTTTAGCGTAGTGTGGATTGTATTGAAAATGTCGGTGGTGTAGGTGCCGCTGCCCTTGCCAGGTTCATCAAGCGTAAGCAAGCCAACCGTCTCCGTGCCCATTGGATCGGTGGTCTGTCCGGCATCGGGACCGATATCCTGCAATATCCAGAAGGGAGGCGTGGCCGAACGTGCAAGAGTGGTGCTAGTAGTGCTAGTGACCACGAACCACGTATTCCATCCTAGCGTTTGCGCACTAGTATAATCCGATGCCAGCGTTGCTTGCATAAACCACTGACCGATTGGATAGAAACTAGGACTATCCCATCCAGCATTAGCAGCGTAGGTGAAACCGTTACTAGCATAGTATGTGGTACCGCCATCGATGGCTTGCAGAGTTACGCCAGCCGGAATAGCTGAAACCGTAACAGTACCGTGTTTCCAAGCGTATGCCCACTGTGACGCAAGCAAAAAGGCAATCAAACCTAACAACAGTGACCGGCGTTTCATTCACTGTGCCTGTCCGGTCACTAGAATTGGCGCGACGAGAGTTAGAACCGGACACGCAGTCGAGCTAACAGCCGCATAAATGCCGTTAGCATAGGCACGCGGAAACGTGGGATATGAAACCGAACCTGCCAACCCCGCCGCAATCGGAACACAATCCGCCAAATTAGTATTCGCGGTCCCTACCGTGAGCGTTGCATTAGTCGGAGTAGTTGTTGTGTTGATGATGAATAGCCAACACGCCGCCGTACAAACCGCGTATGCACCGTAAAAATTACCAGCAGCATTTTTAAGTTGGCAGGTTGATGTCGCACAACTGACGTTGCTGGTTGGTGCTGCTCCTCCAGCTGGCGTAAGAGTTGCCGGTGTCAACACATCACGATCGATCGCCTTGAGCACTGCAACGATGCTGCCTGAACCAGTCGTCCAAGCGGCATCGGCTTTGGTACCTTCAGTGATATTCCAACCATCGACTGCAGCGTTAACAGCAATACCTGAAGCCACGACGTTGGCTGTAACTAACCAAGGGGTAGTATTAGCAATATTTCCAGGTTGCACCGTCCAAGTACCAGATTGCGTAACCGGCACCGGATTAGTGATGGTTGTAACAGTCGCTATATTCCATGTGCCCGATTGCGTTGCTGGAAACGTGCCGTTAGCACCAGTGACTGATGCCGGATTGGCTGTGGTGAAGATTTCCGTGCCGGCCGAATTGGTGGTTACTGCCGCCATACAGTGCTTGGTCGTAAAGCATAAAAAATCAAATGCTGTAGAACCAGCACCTTGCGTGAACGTGTAATCTGCATAGGCAGGCCAAGCGCATAGCGCGAGTGCCGCCCCCAATAGCCATCGCTTCATTGTTAACCTCCTATACGCCCTTGGCGCCTAGATATTGACTGTTGCAGGCGTTACTGAAGTCAAACGAATTGGTGCAAGTAGGAATTACGCCAGAGCCGCCGCCTGATGATGATCCCGTAATTCCATAAAGCAATTGCGCGTCTGCAGCAGATGCAAGCGTTATCATCAACAAAATAAGCATGAGCCGGATCATAACTGATACCCCCAAGCAGTAACGGCAGTAATTTGCACCGCCGCGCCCACCGATGGCAGCGTAACCACAATTGGAATATTCTGCCCGGCAGCTGGCTGGCATTGAGGAAACGCAACGCCCAACAATCCCTGACCGGTCGTAACGCCTTCGTAAGCAAAATTCATTGGTCCACCCACTACCCCACTCACTGTCGCATTCGCTACAGCCCCGGTAGCTGCGGCTCCCGGTGCATTGGTCAAAACAAACCCGCAAATGTAAGTGGTGCGCCCCACTGTTGCTGGAAGGGTTGCCGTTGTTGTACCGGTCGTACCAGTAGTAGAAGCAGTAATTGGGGAGGCCCCTGGAGGATAACCAACAATATTTTGTGCGTTGGCTGTTATTACCAAAAGCGAAAACAGCAGACCTAACAAAGTGCGTTTCATCGTGTGCCTCACATCTTACGCGGCATCATTCCCGTCGCCGCTATCTGGTCTGCATGAATTCTACCCGGTGGTGCTTGTCCGCCACGAGGAGGCGCAGGAACCGCCCCAGGACGGGCTTGGCCGGGGAGGCCCTGCCCCGCACCACCGGGAGCTCCGGGGGTGCCCGGAACTTGCGGCATCTGCTGTTGCTGCATCTGTTGCTGCTTGCGCTGCATCTGCTGCAAATGCTGCCAAATGTGCGCCTGGATTTTCTTCATCGCACCCGGCTCCACGTTCTCGTTGGCGGAAGCCATCTGCATCAACAGCCCGTGCGACTGGATGTGTGCCTGATCGTCGTCCATCGGATGGGTTGGAACTTCAAAGCCAAAAACCAGCAGCCGGTTCTCTTGCTCCAGCGGCACCGGCATCTGTTGCTCCGGCGACTGGAACACCAGCGGGGCAATACGTGGGCCGAAGACCGACTCAACCCATGCCGTCGCCACTGGAACAAGATTTAATTTGTAACCTCCCAAGAGCTCGGGCGGGATGCCGCGCAACACGTTGATGCCAGCCACCTGCTGCTGGATTTGCTGCATGTTGCGGGTAGTCTCAACCCCCAGCCAACGGAACTGGTAGCGGGTGTTCATTTGAATGGGCGGGATCGCCTCGATCTCGGCGCGTATCCCCATGTCCCCGAATTGGCGCACCAGCAGGTCTTCATCACGGAACTGATGGTCGAGCTCGATCATGCGCCCGATCAACGGTGTCAGAATCCCTTCCTCGATCACCGTCACCGAGTCAGCGGTCGTCAACAAATCAACCTGCTGCTCCTGCGCAATCGCCGCTTGGTTCTGCTTGCTCCCACCGGGCTTTTGTCCTCCCTGCGTGATCATCGCCGGGTTGACGCTCAACGACTGGAAAATTTGATTTTTGCACGAGCTGACAATCTCCAGTCCGTCTTTCCACAGTGCGGGCATCTGCGCAAACTTGGTATCGTTGGGGTTGGTCTCCCAAATCGCCGCCATCGACAGGATCATCGACCCGATGCGCGGATTTTTCAGCGGGTCCGTCATCACGATGGGCATCAACGCATAAGCCGCACTGTCCATCGCCTCGTTGACCGCATCGTTGGCTTGATACTGCAGGTCCGCTACCGGCTGGATAGCCGATTTTCCCTTGAACGAACCATGTACTTTGGCGCGCGGGACCGACAGCAGAGGCAGCCGATCAGACCAATACGGGTTGCGTTTACAACCTAAAATCTGCTTCTCGCCGCCAAAAAACGCTCGGCACAAGCGTTTTTCCCCGTCAATCTTCAGTTTCACCCATGCTTCGTAGACCAACGCAAACTTGTTGACGCCTTCGGTCTTAACCCCGGCAGCGTCCGTCATCTGTTTGGACTGATCTTTATGGTGCTGGTTGCGCCGCGTTTGATTAAAATCTTCTAATAAATGTTTGGCTACACTCTCAACAATGTCTTCATCGGCAATCTTTTTCTCAATCACCGCCTTGGTCCAGCGCCGCTGGATCACTACACAGCCACCAGCTTCCAGTGCGGCATCGAGCGAATCGGAATTCGGCGGCAACACCAAAACATCGGCATCCGAGATGACTTCGACCATTGGGTAGCCACTCTTGATAGTCTCCTCGGTGATGTCCTCCACCAGCTCGTCCGGGTCTTCCATATCCTGGTCAACCTTGGCCGGGCGCGCGGACTTGAAGGCGACGTAGCGTTCCGTCTTCTCCCAGCTGACATAGACGTTGTAGTGCCCCTCGATGTCGCCGCAGACCATGAGCGCAGGCAAAACCTCGGTGCGCAGTTTTGCCATCCGCACGTAGTATTCGGCCAAGCTCATGACGGCGTGCGGAGGCTCCCCGCCGCCCTCGACCGTCACTTCGACGTTGCGGCCCGAGACAGGGAAAATCTGATTGGTGAATCGGGTTTTGCGGGCGTTCACCGCATCGAAGACGATGGGAACAAATATCTTGGAGCTACCGGAATAGAACTGGTGCCCGCCTAGATGGCAGTTGTAGACATCCCAGTAGTCGGCCTGATCGTTGGCACGTTCATACTGGTTCTCATAACCTTTCTCGATGTCCTTGTAGAGCGATAGCAATGTCTTCTTAACTGATTTAACTTCAGACAATTCTTCGTCGCGATCCTCCAGCTCTGGAGCATCGTCATCGTCGTCGTCATCAGCTGGTTGGGAACGTAAGTCGTCGTCATCGGCCATGATGGCCGGGGACTTTACCACTACCCCTAGTATTCCGACAAGCTAGGAGAACAACATGCCCGCACCCGTGTTGCACCAATGGGAAATGCTGCAAAACACGATGGGATCAATCGTCTACCGGATGCTGGTGCCCGGTGGCTGGCTGTACTGGCTGGGCGGCAGCTCAAGCCCGGTGTTCATCCCCGACACCACGCCGTCTATGACCGCCCCCGCAGAAGCGCCCCCTCAACCCACCTGACGGGCGAAATCCCCGTGAAGCACTAGACGCTTCAGGGCGACTACCATGGCAGCTTCTCTTTTAGTCTTGAAGGTGCCTAAGTGCCGATACTTGCCTCCGGACTGTAAACGGGCTTCATAGCGTCCTGACAAAGTTTTCTTAATACCTTTCACGCCAACCAAATTATCAACCCGCATTTTGGCGTTCCAAGCATTCTGTGCCTGTGTTGCTTCTCGTAAATTGGTAATTCGATTATCCAGCCGGTCGCGATTGATGTGATCAATCTGATCTTTTGGCCATTTTCCATAAATGTAAAGCCAAGCAAGTCGATGAGCTAAGTACGGTTTGCGGTTAACTCCTATCATAATGTAACCGCGATTTATCTTGTAACCCGCTCTACGTCCCTTCATTCCCCGCTGTTTATCCACAAGCCAAATAAAAATTCCTGTTTTTGGATCGTATTTCAACAACTTCTTTAACTGTTGCTGGGTAATCATTTGTGAGTACTCAATAAAGTTGCCCAATCTGCCTTTGTGGGCCGCATCTCCATGGTGCCACCACGCGATGTCAGGAACCTTCGTCCATCCGGGGTGACGGCATAGGCACGCTCCTCGTCCGCGAGCTCGGCCACGCCCAGCAGTGCCGCGGTGCTCTCGATGCCCTCCAGCAACGTGCGGTAGGGACCACTCACCGGCGCGTCGTGCAGCTTGCCGGTTGACGAATCGACAGCGAACGCATGCGCGCCTGCCATGGCATTGAGCGTCCAGTGTGCGGTAGATGCTACCTGGACGGCAGCGTGTCCACGCCGTTCAATGCCCAAAAGCTTACGCAACCCGTTACGTCCCTGCATGACGGGTCCACCAGGATAAATCTCACAGGGAATGTGGGCGGCAGCAGGTACCAGCCCGGTGTTGCCGTAGCGCTCGAAATGCTCGGCAGGGGCGATAAGCTTGAACCTACGCTGCGCGAACACCCCCGCGTCGGCCACAATGCCGGTAAGGCATTGACCAGGGTCGCCCTCACGCAGCCAGTCGGCGTAAACACGCAAGCCTCCGTCGATAATCTGCAGCAGCGCCGCAGTGGTGTACTGCGCCGATGCATTGACCGCCAGCACCAACTGCTGGGTCGGGTTGATCTCGGCTTCCTCCACAAAATTGGAGCCGTCGAAGTCCTCGTACACCGGCATCCCTGCCCGCAGCTTTAGCGCGTAGGCGAGCGCGTTGGGGATGTCGATGCGCCCGGTCGGAAAGTTCTGCAGCTGCGATTGTAGTTCAGGAAATTGTTTGGCAAAGATCACTTCGCCCGCCTTGAAAAACGGCTGCAGCGCATTGATGAACGCAATCTTACCTTTCGGCGCCTTGACCCCGGTGACCGGAAAGAACAGGCTTCGCCGCGCCTGCTCCTGTCTGATGGGTTGTAGCAGCCACTCGTGCAGCCCGTCTTCCTCGACGTAGATGACGGCGGGGGCGTGGGTTTGGAATGTCTTGAAAATGTCCGCCACGATCTCGTCCGGCTTCCAGAACGCACCGTCCGCATCCCACACCACAAGCCGGTTCCCGATCCAGGAATACACCACCTTGCCGGTCATCGCTGACGACACTAGTGTCGTGCGCGCCGGGTCGTACACGGCGAATGAATTCTGCCAAGTTTTGATGATGGGCTCGACCTTGAAGGTGGTAGCGGCGAACGGTTTGGCCGCCACGTCCTCGGCCTCGCACATGAACTCCTGCATGAACTCCCGGGTCATGCCACGTCTGGCATACATTTCCGACATGCGGTCGACATCGACCAAGGGGAACCGCGCAGGCCACGCAGGCAGCCGTTCGCCTTCCGGGGAACGGTACTCGATCGGATAGACGCGCTTGAGCCACGCCGGGTCCCTTGAAAGTTGCATAAGAACAGAATGAGGGTGCAAGGGGGTGCCGTTCATGCGCAGCCGGTAGCCGGGCGCCAGTGCCGGGATTACCTCGGACATCAGCCAGCGCATGGTTTTGTTGATCTGCGCCATGTCCTGGGTGCTGTCTACGTCTTCAACGTCGTCGATGAACACGTAGTCGGGCCGCCAGTCCAAGTGTTTGGTGCCGCGCAGCGACTGCCCGCGTCCCAGCGCCTGGATGACGATGCCGTTGGCGAGCACCAGCTTCTCGTCGGTCCAAGTGGACCCGACCAGGGAACCAAATAGAGTTTCTATTAGCGGGTTGGTCTCGAACTCGTTGCGTATCTTTTGAAGATGTTCAACGGCGCGGGTCCAGGTGTCGGCCAGGATCAAACAGTTGGTGAAGCGGCGGTAGCAGGCCGCCAAGGTGATGTGCTCCTCGCCGATGGTACTCTTGCCGGCACCACGGAACGCCATGATCAGCGCGTGCTGCACTCCGGCAGTCCAGAGGTCCATTATCTCGTAATGGAAAGCTGGGGTCTCCTGCGGGTGCTTGGCACGAAAGATGGTC